GTCGTCTAGGTCGGTGATGGTCAAACCCGATGTGCCAGTTTTCCAGGTCTTGTGACCAGTGACCGAAGGCGTTGCGTCAGAAGCGCCGAACGTGGGGACGGTGCCGATTCGCGCGGGCACCAACTGGATATCGGATGGCTGGCCCAACCAGATCTCAACCGCTGTCATTCGGATGACAACAGGAACAGTCGGAGTCCCACCGCTTGAGCTCCATTCAAAAAAGCGGTTGGGATCGACGTTACCATCCAAAAGAATTCCGGTCGCGACGCCTACGGTGTAATCAGAGCGATTCTTACTACCGAGCCCTGTTCTCTCTACATCGGTGATATTGGCTGAAGTTGAATACAGCAGCGGAGTGATGCCGCTATCGGCTGCGTTGACCGTACACCGATAGCTAATGGCTATCGTGACCGTTGCCCCCTCGTAAATGTCGCCTCTTATTTGCCATCGTACATGCGGAAGGAAATACGTCACGCCTTCCCCAGTAAACCTTTGACACAAAAAGTTACCGTCGACCTCAATGGCATGACTGGCGATTGTCGAAAACAGATCGTTTACCACGACCTCGCCCCAGTCGCCGAGCATCGATCCATCGTTAGCGTTCCACCGCATCAGCATACGGGCGCTCTGATTGGTGATTATTCTCGACTGATGGTCAGCCCCGACCATCCCAAGCTTCACGCGCCCCCGATAGGTTTCGGGTATGTCAGGAAAAAGGTTTTTGGTCTCTAAGTGCCCCACCGTTACATGGCCGCTAGAATTGACGTTGATCCCGTCTTCCCACTCGAACAGGTCACTAATTTCGTTGGCTGCGTATGCAGTTAATCTGCCAATCTCGACGGTCTTCTCGTTATCGGAGATGTTCTCGAACCAAATACCAACACCGGCCTCAATGCCGACTTCGCCTATCTTGAGCGTCGACGCCCCGTCAGAAAGCGTGCTGATATTCCCGTACAGAGCAAACAAATGATCCGGGTCATTGGAGGTAATCTCGTAGTGGATTTTTTCAAACTTTGCACCACCCGTAGACAGGGCAACAGCAGCCGTCATTCCGGCAAGGCCAGCGCCTTCTATGAGAAAAACACCAGTACACACGACACTTCGCGTTGATCGAAAATCCCAAATAAACGGCTTTGGTGTGATGCCACCATAGATGCCAACATCCAGGCCAACATTGTCAAACGTATAAAGAGTAGAGAATAGATAGCTTGATGGGATGGTGTACTCAACAGTTGGGCCGAAGCATCCGCCAACCGACCAAAAATGACAGTCGCGCATCGCTGCGTTTTGGTGATACGACGCGCCAACCGTTGGATCGTGAGCGACGGCGTACCCTGTGAATAAATGAAAACCACAGTTGCGAATCGTGTGGTTATTGCATCGCCCAGCAAACACAATCCCCGACTGATTGGCACCGGCACCAGGGAAATTTCCCATGAGCGTCAGCCGTTCCACGATCTGCCCGCCGCTTGCTGCACCCGTGAATGCATATTTAATGAGTGCCGCATCATCAGTGGCGCTATCAAGCCATAACACCGAAGCCGTGCCGCCGGTTGTGTAGTTGGCTGGGCTTGCGCCAGTCCCAGCAAAGTTCACAAACTTTATAGAGTCGTTAATAACGCCGGTCGTGAATCTATAACGCGCCCCCTCTTGGCTAGCAGGGAAAACAATAGTCCCGCCGTCCAACAGCTCCCACGCGTCTATGAGTGCCTGCACAATGCCGGAGTTGTCATAGGTGTCGTTCGCCAGAGCGCCATAGTTTTTCGCGTTCGCTACCCCGCCATGCATCCCCAGCGTCTTGAGGTTCACCCCGCCTACAAGAATGTTAGCCATTAGATAAACACCGTCCCGCTAACCAAGAACCAAGCTGTAGCGCTTTTGTGCTCGAAATACGCCCAGTCCCCCGGAGCAATCGAAAGCGCGGCATTCGTACCCGCTCCAAGATCCTCCCCAGAGGTAGGGAATAACTGCGCGTTGTCCGCAGCGTCATCGTTGAAGAAAACGAAGTAGCGAAGCAAGGCAGTACCCGCAGGAGCTTTGAAAGCATTATTAGACGACGTGACAGTGGTCGCTATGTTCTTGTTCGCGGCGAGCTGAGTGGCTGTAGCTTGTATGATCCCGACACCCGTTAGACCACCAGCGTAGGTCTCAACATAGCCAAGATAGGCGCCAAACTCGCTAAGTACAATCGAGTTTCCACCTGGTTGCCCGGTGCGATGAACGGGTATCTTGTCGGTTAGCGATAGAGCCGCAGCGGTTGTTGAGGCTCTATCCCAAATCGTGGTCATGCGGTCTAGTTTCTATTGGAGCGGCCGGAATGTCTACAGGTTCCGCCTGCAAAATCCCACCCATCAGGCAGATGTGCTCGACCTCGAAGCCTTGAAGGTCAGACGTGCTTCTAACGACGTAGCAGCCTAGGTGGGTGCGGTAGGACTCGATCACTTGCCTTGCCTGTAGTTGGAATAGAGGCTCCGACACCATTCTGTGACGATAGCCTCAGACCGCCGCCGGTTCGCTACTCGGTCGTAATCGCGGACAGCTTCGAGCCATTCGCGGTTGGCTTTGACGGCTTCGGCGTTGGATCGAGCATCAGCCCGCCTCAAGTCAGCCGAGCCCTTGTCGCTGTGAAGTAGCAAAACATCAACGATGGCTTCGTATTTCGCCTCGGCCATATCGGCTGCGTGTTTCAGGTCCGCTGCTTGCTCGTCGCTGCCGGTGAGGTAGGCGAGCGCTTCGTTAGCGCGACTCTCGATATCAAGCACCTTCACGCTTTGCCCTCGCTTCTTTCCACCACCGCAAATAGGCCCTACGGAGCTGCACGAGCTCGTCACGCTGCCACTTCGGCGCGTCGTTCTTGTTCTCGATGCGCTCAACCACCACGAGTCCAATCAACTCGACAAGCCGCTTGCGGTACTCGATTTGGTTGCCTGACAGGTACGAGTTGCAATGCTCACATTGTGCGTGGACGTTCAGCTCGTTGAACCGGTGCTGCGGCGCTGCTCCGACGCTTCGATAGTGGCCCGCGTTCATCTTCGCCCCAGTCAAACGACCGCACGAGATGCACGCCTTGCCATAGTCCCGCTGCAAAATAAATCGGTTGAACTCCTTCTGCGCCTCGGCGAGTAGCTTGCTTATAGGCTTGTTCTTCGCCCTCCAAACCTGCCGCTCGGCCCGGATTACCCGAAGATTCTTCTCGGCCTGCTCGACGCGCATGAACGCTATTGCGCATTTGACGCTGCACGTCTTCTGCCCGATGCGCTTGGGCTCGTACTCGTTCACGCAGTTAGGCGCGCGGCACTTTTTCAGGCGCGGCCGGCGAGCGGTTTGCAGCTTCAAGACGGGACGATTCATAACAGGACCTGTGAAGCCATTTCGTTACCTTGAACGCCACGGAGTACGGATTGACCTCGCTCCCAATCTGCCCGCTCTGGCCGCAGTGATCGCAGAGACCGAAGACGGTTGGGGGCTCGTAGTCCTTTTTCTTGGTCCTGGCCATTCATCCTCATTTCATCTAAACCTCAAATCCACTCGCGAAATTCTCGCAGCATCTCGATATCTAATTGCCGTTCAGCACAGTCCTGCCTGTAATCCGTGCTGTGATAATTCCACTTCAACACATTGCATTTACGACACAAAATTTGCAGGTTATCGAAATCCCAACGCAACTCTGGAAACTTTGATCTAGGCTTGATATGGTCAACTTCGATATTCTCAGTCGATCCGCACTTCATGCACTTCGAGCCATACTCTTTCAGTGCCTTTGCGCGTAATCGAAACCACTTTTTAACCGCCCTGGGCAACTTCCGTCGCTTGCCTTTGCGATTACGTTTCCGCTGTGGCGATGCTATCGCTCTCGGCCCTAACTCCGGTTTGTAGCTCCAATCCCTCTTCATACGCCTGCAATGTCAAAGATTGAGCGTCAGCGGACACAGCTCATACGACTTGATCGTGATCGCTACTTCTGACCCTAGGTGGTCATAGAAACAAATCTTGTTAATCCCTGAGATTCGCTCGTACTTGAAGAACGCTGTCCCTGCGTAAGCCGAGGACGAGATCAAAGCCAGAACTAGTACTAAGGTTTTCATTCGTTAGTTCCTTACCAAAGAATATACGGCAACTCTGCTGCCACCTCTTGTGCGCTTGTAGTCGGTGCGAATGTCGCAACCGTCGAGACGTAGGTCGTAGATTCTCGCGCCTAACCGATAGATTCCGAGCTTTCTCAGAGCTGTCAGAGGGTCTAGCGGTCCTTGTCTCGAGAGCCAGCGCAACACGCGCAACGTTTGATTCTCCGGTTTCATGTAGAACATTCCTGCTTACTCCTGATCTCCAAATCGGCCAAATCGGTTTCGGTCAACTTCACCCAAAGGTACAAAGTCCTGCGATCGATCTCGAACTTCCGCGCGATCTCAGTCGCCGACATTCGGTACGCCTTGCGAGTGAAGTACAGCTCCCGCACGAGCTTTACGTCGTTAAGGCGGAGGTGTAACGGTTGCATTCGCTTTCTCTGCTGCCCTTCGATCAAGTTCCGCCCCCCAGCGCTTGTCGTAATAGCCGTTGATAGCTTCGACGATTTCTCGAACGCGCTTGGCGCTGATTCCCTGATTGCGGATATCTGCTGCCGCTAGTTCGACGATGACATACCCAAACAACTCCTCTTTGTCGTGAGCGCTTGCGTAGAGTTTGGTGATGTCTCTAATCTTGCCCATTGCGCTTCGCCTTTGCTCGCCGCTCCAATTCCGCCTTGCCGCGTCTCAAAGCCTCGAGCGGAACGCCGTACCTAAGATTGACGTACTCAACACTCGCCCCGTTCTTCAAAGCTGCCCAAGCCAAATCACGTATCTTGTGAGCGGCTTGCAGCTCTCCGGCTAGGCGGGCTCGAGCTAAATCTCTAGCGACGTCGTCCATCACTAGAACTTCGCGAGCGTTACCACCAACATCTTTAGATCTCGAATGCGCGCAGGGTCGAGATATTGCGTGCGCTCTTTTACCGCCTTGTCCACAATTTTCACCCGCTTCTCGTTGTGAACTCGCAGCAGTTCAGCAACCGGCATATCGAAGAATAATTCTTGATCTGTCTTGTCGGTGAACTGCTCCTTGCTGTCATACAAAAGCGCAGTCTCAACCGGCACATCGTCATGCGGATCGACCATCACAACACGGACTAAACGACGCTCGCTCATAGCTATTTCCTTTTTAGGCTGATTCAAAATGACTTTTGGTGCGGCTCGTGCCGCGATGGCTTGCATGAACTGGTTCTGCTTTTCCATTCCCTCTCCTCTTCCTCTTGAAGGTTTTCGGTCAAAATCCCATCGTGCCTTGTCGTTCGTTGACCGCGCCTTCCGCCCAGAATCTTTCACGCGGCCACTCAGGCATGTTCCAAATCCAAGCGATGAATCCGCAAACGCGACAGCGCTTGTAACGAGCGACGGTCTCGCCGTCTCGTACTACTTCGTGATCGTTTGTTTCGCCACCGCATTTGCACTGCATAACTCTTTCTCTTAGTGGGGATGCTTCCGGGGTGACGGGGTGCGCCGAGTTATCCCAATGAAGGGATACCAGGCGCAGCACTCCATGCCACCGGGGCTTAGAGGTGTGAGCGGCCACTGTCCGTTTCCGGTCGAGTCTTTCGGCTTCCGCTCGCCTACCGATGCGCTTCGCTCGAATCCCTTGGTAGCGCAGTGCCGTGCAGACGCCAACGTTATGATTTCCCGCCCGTTTGCACGGTCGGATTTGGCTTGTGTTAAACTGGCGGCAAGTCGGTGAAGGAGTGAGTGCTCGTTACACTTGCTGCCGGTTGGACGCCAATCCAGACCCGACGAATAAAATGTACGCCACCCACGGCGTACTAGCAAGAGCCTCCGAGGTGCCACCGCTACTCGGGGGCTTTTGTTTTTCGGAGGACCGATGGAAACGAAACCGCTCCACATCGTCCGTCTGGAAGACCTGCAGCCCATCCGGGCCCCGGAAACCTTTGCGCCCGATGAGCTGGTGATCGTGGTGGAGGCTGTTCCCATGATCGTCACCCTCGGCGAGCTGGCTGAGGTTCAGGAACTTCAGGCGGCGTAGAGAGGGCTTGAGTGGATGAGCAGGCATCCTGATACGCCGCGGTCGCCGAGTCGAACAGCTCACCGCCAATCGTAGCCCCGATAGCGCTTGTGGTCAGTTCCACAGCCTGCCCATCCCTAAAGCCCTCTCATGTCTACGCCCGCTTGCGTCTATAGGTGACGACCTTGACGAGACCCAGCGCCTTTAGCACTGCCGGTCCAGCCTCCTTTCGCCCTTTCAGCATGTCGTTTAGATACTGCGGCGAGATGCCCAGCTCTTCAGCGACTACCGTCTGTGCCGCGCCATTGCAACGGTCCCTGAGTACTGCTATTGGGTGTATCATGGTTCGGATGGTAGTACGCGGGCGGGCAGATTACAAGCGTCTATGCAAGTGGCTGAAAATAGGCTTTATTTAGTTGTTGACCGGAATACGCTCCGTCGAGTAGAGTAGCCACATCATGAAACGGGAGACGCAAGTGACCGACCAAGCCAGAGCGCTCGAGCAAGACGGTCGCAAAAAAGCACAGTGCCCGCACTGCCAGACGTTTATTCATATTCACAGAATGGAGAAACACATACGTGTTGCACATCAAGGAATTAATGCTCCTGCTGTTCCCATGGCGATACGACGGGCGTAATCCGTATCGACGGTATTGCAAAACATGCGGGCAGCAACAGGACCAGTACGAGTTTGCGTTGTACGGTCTATTTCATCCACGAAACCCCTGCTCGTGGGAATCCACGTATCCAGCGCAGCGCTGCGCGGCCATGACCCACGATATTTCCCCCAAGGAGCAAACCAAGTGACCGACCTCGACAAGTACGCCAAAGACACCGCCCACGACTGGGACGGAACGATAGACACCGCGAACTGGGACGAGATTTACAACGCCGACCAGCTCGCGGAGGTGATCGACGACTTAGCCAACCGCCTTGCCGCTCGTGGCGCATACGCAGATGCCGCCTTCTGCACGATGGCTCGTGACGCCCTGTGCGAGCTGCACAACCGCCGCGACGCTGAGGAAGTGCTGGCGCACGCGGCAAGCCTTGGAGTGACGCCGTGAAGCGCAGAACCCCGTCAGAGTTTAGCGATGCTGAGATTGACCGCCTTTGGGAGCACGGCGAGCTTCCACCCGTTGACACCGGCCGACGTGAGCGGGAGGACAACGAGGTTTTGTTGTGGGCCTTGCTGACTGGGTTAGTGAACGAGGTGAAAACGGAATGAAACGCTTCGCCCTTTACGCTTTCTCTGCTGCGGCGCTGTTTGGTTGGTTTGTGCTGTTCGGCCTGGCGATAGTGGAGACGGTTCGGGAGGACGTCTGCTCGCATGTGACTAGCATCCCCTATGAGACTGGCGAGCGACCTTTGTGCGTGATTGTGGAACGGAGAGAGCCATGACCGAGCGCATAGCAGAATTTCTTGAGATCGAGGACGCTCAACTGTTCCTGCGCGCCAAGGGGAAGGATAGCTACCACATTTGCGGTGGGATCAATCTCCCCTACGCCGTTCGCCCGAAGGAAGTCATTGCGATTTACCGAGGGCCGTATGAGCCGCCCGATTATCGAACCGTCGAGCCCTACGAGGAGGACTTGTGAAAACCGGCATCGTCACCTGCGGCCTATGGAGCCTTGAATTCGAGGTGGACGGCTTGCGCCCATTGCCGCTGGTCTACACCCGGGTCGGAGATTTCATGGCCCGTCAATTCATGCCCCCGGAAAAGGTACGCGAGGAGCTTTTCACTCGCGCTTTGAAGTACTGCACCGAACAACTTGAGGAACAAACCCCATGATTACCGCCCCTGCCGACACGACCGAGCACGAAGAAAGGCTCCTACTGCTGTACCTGCGCATGTACCGCCTGAAAGCGCTCGCGGCACTGCTAGGCTTCGGCGGAATCTACGAGAGATTGCCGTACCAAAGTATGCGCTTGTGGTTTCGGCCTGATAGGCGCAAGCGACTAGCGGAATTACAACGCCAAGCCGACGAGATACGCGCCGCCGTCATCGAACTAGAGGGGTTGGACGCATGAACGAACCGAAACAAAACGTCATCACGGCCGAGGAAGTAGCCACCGCTCGAGCGGAGCGTAAAAGCCTGGTCGAGAAGTTCGCCAACAAGTACGGCATCGAGCCCAACAAGATGATGGCGACGCTCAAGGCCACGGCATTCAAGGGTGACGTGACGACCGAGCAGATGGCCGCTTTGTTGATCGTGGCCGATGCCCACAACCTGAACCCCTGGACGCGCGAGATTTACGCCTTCCCCAGTCGCAACGGAATCGTGCCGATTGTCGGCGTAGACGGATGGGCCAGAATCACGAATGAGCACCAGCAGTTTGATGGCATGGACTTCGAGCAGGACGACGAAAAGTGTACCTGCACGATCTACCGCAAAGACCGCAGCCACCCGACCAAGGTCACGGAGTACCTGTCGGAGTGCAAACGCCAGACAGACCCATGGACGACGCACCCCAAGCGGATGCTGCGGCACAAGGCCATGATCCAATGCGCCCGGCTGGCTTTTGCCTTCGCTGGAATCTATGACCCTGACGAGGGCGAGCGAATCCTGGCCGCAGAAGCTATCGACGTAACCCCCGCCAAGATCGCCCCCAAGCGCCTACGGGAGCTTATCGACGGGATGCTGGAGTCAACCAAGGCAGCGGACGGCGACGCCCTACGGTCAATCTGGAACGGCCTAAAGAGCGAAGAACAGCTATTCGTCTGGGACCACCTGCGGTCGTGGGAGCGGTCAGCCATCAAAAAGCTATTGGACGCCCCTAAGGGCCTACCAGCAGCCGAGATCGACCTAGACCCCTGGTCCGTGGAAGCCCTAAGGGCTAGCGCGTCCCTAGAGGCCCTAGAAACGACCTGGACGCTAGTACAGCACGCCTTTGCCGAAAGGGATCAGATGCCATCCCCGGATGTCGAGATATTTTACAACGACCGGAAAGCAGAGTTGACCGCATGAGCCGCCAAGCCCTGCTCTCGATCATTGCCGCCCTAGTGGTCTATTCCGGGTTTATGACCTGGCTCGACTTCCAGCAGGACGCGATGAACGACAAGCTGTTAACCATCACTTTGAACAACTGCTTGAGGCCCGCTGTGGGGCCGAGAACGGAAGCATGATTTTTACTAGACGTGGCTATCGTTGGCGCATCAACGAGCGCGGCTTTCTCGAGATGGAGGTCGTCGAAGGATCTGGGGAGTGGTTTCTATACGGTTGGCTAGATTTGATCTGAGGAGCACGGGACGCTATGAGCGACGACAACGTGGAGTGGCTGCGAAGGAAACAGCAAGAGGCAGAAGGCTTTGATTGCTGGCCTGACTACACCAGTTACGGAGCTTGCGCCGACGAACTCGCCAATCTGCGGAGGAACGTCGAGAGCTTTCGTGCATCGCTCCGCCTGGTCGCGCAGCTCGACGGGCAAACGTTGCTCGGTCCTTCTGACCTTGACTTCGATCATTTGACCAAACGCGTTCCAGACCAATGCTGGGCGCACGAGGTCGGTGCTGCTAGGGCGTTCAATCAAGCGGCAGAGATCGCCAAAGAGGCATTGAAGGAGCACGGGACGCTATGAGCGAGCACTTTGAAACCATGGATAACGTGGAGTGGCTACGGGATGCCGCCAAGTATCGTGCCGCCGGTACTGACGTGCGAATGCGCGCCTGCGCCGACGAGCTCGCCGAGCTGCGGAAGGAGAACGAGCGGCTGAACGAAGTTATGGAGTATTTACAGACTCGTATTTTCGAGCGCAAATGGGACGGCACCATAGGACGACCGGAGACATGGAACATGGCCGGGCCGTTCCGCCATGAACTCGTTAAGTGGCGAGGTCCGTCTCTAGTTGACGCCATCGACTCCGCCAAGGCGTCAGCCTCAAAGGAGCCGAAGTGAGCGACCAAGCAGAATACGAACGCATTCTCGACAATCTGCTCGCGGAGAATGAGAGACTGAAAAGAGATATGGACGATCTCGTCTTGGACCGCATTGCACCGTTAGAGCAGAAGCTAGCCGAGGCGAACAAGCTAATCGCTGCCGCTGACCCGCTGGCATGGTGGGTGGCAGGAGGATGGAACATCCCGACCGTGGAGTGGAAAGAACGTCAAAAAGAACTAGATGCCATCATCGCCGCCGTTAAGGCGAGCAAGGACGGGACGCTATGAGCGACGAACTACTCAAAGCAATTACAAACCTGGAAAACGCGAATTTCTGGTGTGGTCAAGCGTGCGGCACTCAAGAGGATAACTCGCTAGAAGTAGCAGCCCTCGGGGATCGAGTTAAGGCAGCGCGTGAAAAAGTACTTACGCCCATCGCCGAGCTGCGGAAGGAGGTAGAGAGGCTGGAAGCCCAGCTCTCAATAAGCGACAAAGCTCGCGCGGAGGCGTGGCAGCAGTTGGCCGAGGCGAACAAGCTGAACCTAGCGCTAGACGTGGCTCTAAAAACCATCTACCAGACAGACGTGAAGGCGCGGCAGAGCGGGCACAGAGCGAGCCTCGATGAGGTTGTGAGGCTCGCAGCAGATGCGCTTGAAAAGTACGGCGTGGCTTTGTCAGGAGGCGCAGCGCCATGACCCGCGTCGCCTACTACCGCCACCTCGCTAGATGCCTAGCTGCAATGGCCGCTCGCTACCGGTGGATGAAGCAAGACGTGAACCATGAGCTTTGGCATTCTCGTGCTATGACCGCGTTCCACATGATGCGTTTGGCTTTGGACGGCAACGAGCCTGACTTACTACCGCCCGACAATCTCGGCAAGCGGTTTAGAAGTTCTCCGCGTGCGGCTGATGATAGTAGTACTCATCGCCCGTAATTCTTTCGATACCTTTGCGGAGTTTCTTCACCTGATCTTTCACGAGCTTCTCGAGCTGGGCGTGTTTGACCGAGTCAAGACCAGCAGTACTCACCCGAATCGCAATATCCGCGCGAGTGTGCGTGTAAATCTTGATAGTCTTTTCGCCAGTGACTTCACCGGCCCCGCCGCAGATGATAATGTCGTGCGCCACATTCGCCCCTATTCGTGATCGCCAGCCGTTTCGGTGTGGATTCCGTGAGCCTTCACCGCAGAGCGTAGCAGCATCAAATCCTCTTGAGCTAGTCGTGATTCTCGCTCTGTCAAGTTCGACCTTTCCATTGCTCGGGATGATTGCTGCAAAGCCTCGTTGGCTATTCTAACCGCTTCGCGCGCGTCCTTCACGACGTACATAGCGACCACTGCTAGCACGAGCGCGGCAATGCCAATCAGGAGCGCGACAATCCATCCGAACCGATCCCCGACGATAGACGCTTGCGCGGTCGGGGCGGTGTTGCTGCTTGAAATGTTGCCATTTGCCGGGTAAGACTTGCCGAGCTTACCCGGAGCGGAGGTCATTTGAGTTTCAGCAGCAAGTTACAGTCAGGCGGGTTGTACCGACCGCCCGCTAGTCGCTGGTAATCCTGCTGGAGCTCTCTAATCCGTTCTAGTATCGCCGGGTCGCCGGGATTCATGCATAGAGCAGAGTACGCAGCGTCCAGCCTCTGCTCGAAGCTCGACAACTGCAAATCGACTACCGCGTCCTTAACGTCCGTGACCTCTGCCGATAGAGGCTCGATCTCGAACAGATACAAGTAACCTAGAAGGATCAAGGCTGCATACCCCGATGCGGTGGTGAGGATTTTGGAATCCCACAAAAGTTTGAGTAAGGGGATGAGTCCCACATCGTGCCTCCGTGCATCAGATCGGAACTACGCGGCCTTGCCAGCACGGATGCGCCCGAGAATGCCGAGAATGCCGCCGATCACCGTGCCTATGGCCGTCACCCACAATGAGAGATCCTCGGAGCCGATGCCGTACTTGGCCACTAGCGGCGTCAGGATCAAGATAGCTAGACCGGTATACGTTTGCGTGCCCTTCGGTAGCATAAGATCGTCCTCTTCAGTGATCGGAAGAGGCGGTATGCCCTTCCTCTTTCTGCGTGCGTTCCGTGCTTCCTTCAATCGCCGCCAAGGGCGAATAGTCGTCCAAATCTTCCACCCAATGGTGAATGGATCAAGTTGCATCTGGCAGCACTATCAAGTTCTTCGGTCCGCGCGGACGCACACCGACACCTGGCGGTTGCCAATTTCCCTGAATGTTGATGCCCTTGCAGACGATGTTGGATGTTTCTACGCTTTCGGTGCCGAACACATCGACCGAGGTCACGTAGTAATACCAGCCGCCGTTGAACTGGTTCAGTAGTTCGAACGTAGCGAGTTCCGGAGCGACGGTCTGATAGAACGTGAATGACCCAGGAGCAGGCGGCGTACCGCACGTCGTCGAAAGAGTGCGCGCCGCATAGATGCGCTGCTCGCCGAGAATCATAAACGTGTCGTCGGTGTAGGTGGTCGCCGGTTCCCAGCCGAGTTTGGTTTTGCCCTTTGGGGACTGGGCGTGAGCGCCCGCTGCGACGAGCAGGAGCAGAGCTACTTGGATGCTGCGCATATCTCCTCCCACCCGCACTCGGCTAGGGCTCGTTGTTCGGACGCCTTGTAGGATTCTGTGGCGGCCTTGGAAGCCTCGGTCTGTGCCCTGATCGTTTCGAGGCGGAGTGTGGCCATACGCTCTACGTGTGCTCTGGTGGCTTGGACGTCGGCAATACATTGCTCATCCCGTTCCAGCACAGCAGAGAGCTGGACGAGACCGAACACCCAGCCTTGAGCCCGTTTAAGGCCCTTGCCGGGTACGTAGCACTCAGGAGTCGCACCGTAGGGAATTGGTGCTTCATTGCCGAACGCGAGCCCTAGCGAGTCGG